GTGGTCAACGTATCTCCCGAAGGGGAACTCTTAGAGCTCGTCATTAAGGAAATGGTAGATCCAGATACCCTCCCAGAGGAGACTGTATCCCTACTTAGGCTCACCCCAACCAATAGTACCGCCCCCGAACGTCCTGCCCAAGAGGATATGTATACATTCATTAAACTCAATGGTAATAAGTATGACATATTCCAGGAGATAGCAGGTACTGAGCTCCCTGAGAGCCGTGGTACCTACAAGAAGGACATGCTCCCGTACCAACCCCTAACTTGGGAGAAGGAATCAGGAGAGTTCTACGGTAGGTCTTACATCGAGCAGTATGTAGGCGATCTCATTAGTACTGAGGGTTTATCCAAGGCACACTACGACTATGCCGCAGTGGCCTCTAAGGTAATCTTCCTCAACCGCCCCAATGGTTCCACCAAGACTCGCACCCTAACGGATGCTAAGAATGGTGAAGTTATTAGTGGTGATGCTGATGATGTTCACGCCCTTATGGTTGGTAAGATGCAGGACATGCAAGGATCTAAGGCCCTATTGGATGACATCATTCAACGCCTTGGGTTAGCCTTTGTATCTCAGAGTTCCGTACAGCGTCAGGCTGAACGAGTAACTGCTGAAGAGATTAGGATGATGGCTGAGATGCTCGACCAACAGTTAGGTGGAGTGTATGCTAGATTCTCTATGGAACTACAGAGGCCCCTCGCAACGTTGGTAATCAAAGGCCTAGAGGCTTCCAATAGGATTGAGAAGATACCACAAGATGCCCTCAAAGTTCAGATCATCACGGGTATTGATGCCCTTGGACGAGGATAGGAACTCTCAGCCCTCCGTGGTGCTGTTACTGATGTAGTTAATCTCCTAGGAGAACAAGCTATTCAGGGTATGCACGTTAATGAACTAGTATCAAGAATCTTTGATGGCTATGGTGCTAAGGCAGAGGGAGTCATTAAGACCCCCGCAGAACTAGAGGCCGAAGCACAGGCAAGAGCTCAAGCAGAACAACAGGCTCAAGCCCAACAGATGGCCCAACAGGTGGCCCCTCAGATCATTGAGGGCCAACAGCAAGCCGAACAAGCACAGCAGTAACTAACACACCGCCTAAGCCTCCTAACAGTGCTCAAATGGTGGCGGTTTTTTAATTTGCAGAGTAGTCCAACTATGAGAGAGACAGGGGGATACGACCCCCGTTAATGTGTCGGTGCAACCCCGACCTCTGCAACCACTTCTTGGGAAGGAAGGTTTTATTTATGGGCTATCCAGTACGACTTGAGTCAGCACTTCAGCACATTCATGAAGGAAGAACGTTTACTAAGATTATAGGAGAGACTCTTGGTACAGGGGCCTCCTCTATTTTAGCATTTACAACCCCTGAATCCTGCTGTGTCCACTTTAGGGTTCAGGTTCAGGTGGCCTATGCTACCACCATCCAGTACTTTAAGGATGCAACAATAACAGGGGGCACCGTAGTACCCGGATTCAATAAGAACTTTAATAGCAGTGAGACACACAACTCTGTTATTACGGCTAACCCTACTATTTCAGTAGTGGGTACGGAACTAATGAATGTTCCCTATGGTGCCGGCAATAAGTCCGGGGGCCTCTTAGCTTGGGATGAATACGTATTTACCCCAGACACTACTTACTACATGATCGTTACTAGTGGTGCGGCTAGTAATAGCTTTGCCGCTAAATTAAATTGGGTCGAAGACCACAACTAAGGAGATACAAATGGCAGACGCCAAACCCGCAGGTAAGAAATCTAAGATGGTTAAAGAAGAAAACACTAAGGTCACTTTCGCTTGTGATAAGAAGAAGCTCTTGGCTAAGCATCCAAAACTTGAGAAGGTTATTGAAGCTGAATCCAAAAAGGGTTGGAGTGAAGTAGTTGTATTGTCCGACGGTGGGTTGGACTGTAAATAAATAACAAAGAAGAGGAGAGAATATGAGTGCTCAAGCACCCGAAGTAACACCCCTAGCAGAAGGCAATGGCGTTGTTGTAATGGATACTACTATCCCCACAGTAATCCCTGATGCCCCTGCGGCTGTACCAGAAAAGTTTAAGAACCCCGATGGCTCCCTCAATCAGACCGCTCTCTTGAAGAGTTATACTGAATTGGAGAAGATGAAGGGTACTGAAGTACCAGTTACTCCTGCAAGTCCTTCCGGTGAGGAACTAAAGGACGGAGATCTCGCGGTCCCCAAGAAGGAGGAACTACAGAAAGCAGTTGGTGATGCCCTATTCAAAGAGGTAGTTGATCACTATAAGTCCACCGGAGAAATCTCTGAGGAGCTCTACGGTAAACTTGGTGAGCAAGGATTCTCTAAGGAGTTCACTGGCTTTGTTATTGATGGTCTCGAACGAGAGGCCTCTGACCGAAGAACCTCAATCACTAAAGAAGTTGGTGGAGATGAAGCCTACAAAGAGATGCAGACATGGGCGGTTGAAAACCTCTCTGATGCTGACAAGGCCGCAATCAATGCCGCAGTAAATGGTGAAGATGTTACTATGGCCCGTATGGGCGCTAAACATCTGCGTGACCTCTATAAGGCCGCAGAAGGCACTAACCCCAAGCTTGTATCGGGCGGCGCACCCAATGCAACTGATGGGTTCCAAAGTGCTGAAGAATTTGCACAAGCCATTAATGACCCACGGTGGGAAGTTGATGCAGTATTTACTCGGGCTATTAAAGATAAACTAGCTGTGAGTACATACTAAAGTCCCTGTCCGTAGGGAGACAAGGCAATCCTATCTATCTGATGCTGTGACCCTACAAGACTCCCTGAGGGGAGACGAAGAGAGGACAATCCTGATAAGTAAGGTTGAGATTTAATTCCCTATACTAAATACTATGCAACACCACAACGAGGAAAATATTATGTCTAATGCAGTTCCCAGTCGTCTCGGCCAGATCGAAGGTGCCGGAGCCGTTGATGCCCTCTTCCTTAAGATGTTCTCTGGGGAAGTTCTGAACTACCGTAACAACAAGTCTTTTGCGGCTATGACCGTATTCAAGAAGACCATTACCGAAGGTATCACCTTCCAGTTCCCAGTTACTGGCAAGACCAGTGCTAGCTACCACGCTCCCGGTGCTGAAATCCTTGGTACTCCTCAGGACCAGAATGAAGTAATCCTGACCGTTGATGGCACTCACTACTCTGACGTATTCGTTGATGAGTGGGATGAGCTGATCAATCACTACGACCTCCGTCAGGAATATGCCAAGCAGTTGGGTGAGGCCCTCTCTATCGAACAGGATGAACTTATCCTTCGTCAGGTCTTCCTGAGTGCGAATGACTCCACCGCCATTAATACTGACTGGCCTACTGGTGCTACCACTACTCTCGGCACAGGTCTCACCTCTGCCGCCGCTGTAGGGTTCTCTACTGGGTTTAGTGCTAAGCTCTTCGCCGCCGCTCAGCAGTTCGCAGAGAAGAACGTTGAAGTTAGCGATCTCACCTGTATGACCACTCCTGCCGTTTACTTTGCTCTGGCTCAGGATACTGATCTCTACAACCGGGACTACTCTGGAGGTGGTGACTACTCTGAAGGTCTGATCAGTAAGGTTGCAGGCATTAAGATTGCCAAGCACAATAACTACCCGGTCACTGCTCGTGCCGCTGACCACGCCCTCCGGAACAACGTATATGTCTCTGACATGTCCGCTTCTGCGGCTCTCGTCTACGCCAATAAGGCCGTTGGTCTTCTGGAACGCAAGGGTCTCACCGTAGAGAACACCTACGACCCCCGGCGCTTCGGTACCCTCGTAACTGCTCGTCAGGTATGGGGCTGTGGTAAGCTCGATAACAGTCAGGCCTATGCAATTCAGTTCGCCGCCGCATAAGCTACCATCTAACTGATCTACCACGTGTAGAAACAGTAACGAGTTCCTAATAGGTTCTCAGCTAGTAACCCTTAAGGGGGACTTTGGGTTTTCCCTTAGTCCCCCTTATTTTTCTTTAGGAGGCACCAATGCCTGTTTATACCGCTATGTCGTACTTAGATGCGATCAACGAGATCCTTCTTAACGCAGGGCAGTTGCCCGTCAATAGCCTTGTTAGCGTACCTAGTGTAGACAAGGCCACCGCCATTCTCAACTCCACCTCCCGACAGGTCCAGTCCCAAGGGTGGAACTTTAATACCGATAAGTCGCTATCCCTCCCACCGGATGCCTCAGGGAATATCATTGTCCCTCAGGATACGATGACAGTGGATACCGTTGGATCAGATCTCAACACAGGGGTTACTCTGCGTGGGAACATTCTCAGAAAAACTAACCGCTATGATGGTACTGACCCTGAGTTCTTCTCAGCGGCAGTCTTCGTAGACCTCGTGCACTACTTTGACTTTGAAGTGATACCCCAAGTAGCCCGATACTACATTACCATTAAGGCCGCTAGGCGTTTCGCTGATTCCTTCCTTGCCTCAGGTACTATCCACAACTTCACAGCACAGGAAGAGTCCACTGCCCTACAGGATTTGGAAGAGGCAGAGGGTGCAGAGGGGGATTTTAATATGCTAACTAATGTAAGTTTTATCAGAAGGAGGACTGTCAGTGGCGGACGCTAGAATTGCTATTGGGCTTCCCAACCTCTTCAATGGGATCAGCCAACAGGCCCCAAGCCTCCGACTAATCTCTCAGGGTTCCGCCCAGAAGAACCTCTATAGCTCCTTAGTACAGGGGCTCGTTAAGCGCCCTCCTACTACTCACGTAGCTAAACTTATGGATGGGGGAGCCTATGATGAGGAGGGACTCTTCACACACTTCATTGATAGAGGGGATGACGAGCGATATGTTACCCTCCTTGGGGACCAAACTGTTAATGTATTCAACATTGATGATGGGGTTGAGTTTCCTGTGTATTCCCCTAGTGGTCTCACCTATTTAAGTACAGCCACCACAGCCCGAGAAGAGCTAAGGGCCGTATCCCTTGCAGACTACACCATCATAACTAATCGTATGGTAACAGTAGCTATGGATACTACGGAAGTACAGATGGAAGAACCTATCGACACCGCCTTCGTGTGGGTCAAGCGGGGAAACTATGGGTGTGCCTACGTTATTAATATTGCGGGTACTAACTATACTCACACCACTCCCGCCCCTACTACCACCTCCCCAACCTTCGTAGCTACTGATACTATTGCCGCAGGTTTAATTACTCAGCTTGCCCCACTAGTGGCCACCTACACGATCACCCAAGTAGGGGGCTCAGGTACCACAGGAAGCCTCATTAAGATTGTTAAGAATGATGGTAGTAGCTTTGCCTTTGGGACCGCCGATAGCTTTGCTTCAGAGGCCCTCGTAGGAAT